GCCGGTCAGACTCGCCCCGTCGCGGACCTGGGTTTCCAACACGCCTTGTACGCGGCGAAGAATATCGTCGGTTACGTTCCCGCTCATGGTGAACGCGTTGGCCCGAATCTGCTCGCCAGCGTTGTAATAGTCGCTGGGATGAAGAATGCCGCGGCGTTGCATCGAGTCCGCCGCCGCTTCGATTTTTGGGAATCGAATGATCGGCGGGCCGTCCCCTTCAAATAAATCACCGAACGTGAATCGTGGCGGGCTGGGCGGTTCTCCCCAGCGGGCCAGCTGCCGCCGGGTGTATTCGGGGAGCGCGTCGGCGATTTGCTTGGTGCCGACCACCCACGCCGCAAGCTGGGGAACGGCGATGATCGACGTAAACGCCGGTTCGATTTGGGCTAGGACCGCCCGGACAGCGGCCAGTACCGCGGCCGGATTATTCAGGTCGGATTTGCGGAGTTTACGCGAGAGCTTGCGCAGAAATTCCCCGGCGATCGCTTCGCCGGCGATCAGGCCGCGGCCGATGATCCGGTCCAAAGCGCCTTTCACTTTTTGGACTCCCGATCATCAGCGGATTCGCTTACGCCAACTTCGGAGACGTGCTTGCCTTCCAACCCGCCCATGCGCACAACTCGGCTTGCCGCCCGAACCACTTTGCTGGCCTGCAATAGCCCCATGCCGACGGCCCGTTCCATGTCCGTGCCGTCATCCAGCAATTCATCGTCATCGCCGTCGCGGTCGTTCCCTTGCGAAGCATCCCCCATGCCGTCATCGAAGTTCGGCTGGAATTTTCCACCGCCGCCACCCTCTGGCTTGGGCGAGCCGGACTTGCTCATTTGCTCCATCGCCTGGACCGCCAGCGGCTTGGTCGAAACTTCAAACCAACGTCCGGTGCCGAAATTCATCCGGACCAATCGCACAAGCAGTTGGCGGACAACATCCCGCACCAACGAATTCAGCCAGCGGTCGAGTGAACAATAAAACGCCGCCATCGGGACTTGCTTGCCCGCCCATGCGCCTGAATTGTCTGCCGACAAAACATCGTCGGGAACTTCCAGCCCGCGGAGCATTTCGCCGTCTAAATCTTTTGGGTATTGCAAAATGTGAGCCGGATTCGCCGGGACCGTCGCGCGGGTTAGCTCCCAAACTTGCTTGCCCGTGGCCGGATCGATTCGGCTAGGCCGCGTGGTCACGCCGCCAGCCTGAAGCTGCTCGACAATCTCGCGGGCCACGTCACGATTCGGAGTTTCCCGATCCCCGATCGTCATCGTCCCTTCTGGGTAAGCGAGATCCACTCCGCCATAGGCATCTTTGTGCATGAACAGTCGCCGCACGTCCAACGCGCCGCCGCTCAGCCATTTATCCGCCCAGGGCGAATACGCGCCGATCAAAATCGACGTGCCGTAATCTTCGCCCGGTCCGGCCACATGGTTGTGAAAAATGCAATCCGGAAAAAACGAATCGACGTGGCCCTGATCCGTGTCTTTGATGCTTAGGAACCGCACGCCGGCTGGCTGGCCCTCATGTTTTATAACTCGCACGTCGCGGGCGTGCCTCGCATACAAGTCTTTGATTTCCACGGTGCCAAAGTGGGTTAGTTCATAAGTCACTTCAGCCGCGGCCCAGCCCCATTTCTGGGCGTCCAACAGCACGTCGATTTGATTCCAAATTTTCATTAGCTGCCGCTCGACGAATGCGGCAATCACTTCATTTTCAGCCTGGACGCCGGGGATCCATTTTTCTCCCTGCTTGTAGGCGAATTCGGGCGTGCAAAGCGGCGCCGCGCGAGCAGCCAGACCAAGTTTGATCGTCGGCTCGAATTGCATCGCTTCTATCACATTGAACGTGAACGGCGGCAAGTCGCGCGGGCGCAGGAAGTATTGGAAATTGACCGGTTTATAGCCCGACGTTTCGGCGTGGCCCAGCAGTCCGCGGAGTTGCTTATCGATTTTCGGATCGGCGCTAGTCATGCCAATGGCGGGAACGTCCGCACCGGGCACGGGCGCGGAATTGTCGGCCGGCGGGAACGGCGCGGAGTTGCCGCCGGCGGGCTTGCCGTTGGTTTTCGGCTTGCTGGGCAGTTTGGTTTTCGCTGGGGGAAAGTTATTTTTTGTCACGGGTTGCTCTTTCCGCATACGCTTGAGCCGCTCTCGACTGGGCATCGCGAGCTAAATTTTCGTCATCGAATGCAGCCATGTAGGCTCGGTAGGTTTCCGGATAATCGCACGGATCGACCAAGCCGTTTTGGATTCGCTGCTGGGCTTTGACGCGGTTCAGGTTGCCCAGCAGACCGATCACTTTGCCTCGCGGCATTTCACTGGGGTCCAGGCCGTACCAAAACGCAATGTCGGCTAGGTCTCGGTATTTTTTTTTAGGGTTTCAATCTGCGCCCCGGCCGCACACCACAATTGGAACGCCATCGTGGGGGTGCAATCGGGAACGCCCAGGTCTTTGAGTTTTTCGGAGAGGCCAAACAAAAATTCCGGCGTTGGCACGAATTTGTTGTCCGCAACTTCCAGATTGTGCATCCGTTCGAGTGCTTCGCAGGCCAGCTTGAGAACGAGCACGTCGATTTCGCTCGGCTTTTTTTCGCCGGTGGCGTCATCGACCACGTTGAACTTGAGGGTTCCAGTCTGTAGATCGACTGGTGGCAAGGCGGTACTCACTGATTTTGCTCCACGTTAGGGGGGGTGGTCACGGTCCCCGGCAGTTGGGGGACCATGTAAGTGATGAGCCAGCGGGCTTCATGGACGGGCACGCCAAAAACCACGGCCAGAATGCCGGATTGAAAAATTGCATCGGTTTCAACGGGCACCTGGTTGCCGAATTTTTCCAGCTTCGGTCGGGGAACATCATAGCCCGCCCGGACCGCTCGGCCTTTAAGAGTCACGTTCACCGACGTTCGCCCGCTCTGCTGGATCGTGTCGGGCGTTCCGCTGCCGGTACCGAGATTGAATGCCTTTTCCAGCATGTCGATCGAACCTTGCGGCGCGTTGGGATACGGCGCTTGTAGCGTTCGCTGACGGTAGGTCGGCGTTACCAGTTCCGGAACGATTGTCTGTTCGTATTCGAGATAGCTGTATTTTTCGGGCGGTTTTTCGTTTTCGATCTTGGGCGCCTTGGATGGTTTTTGCGTCGGCTCTGGCTTGAGATTGTCGTGAAATAAAACGCCTCGCTGATCGCAAAGTGAAATTACCGCGTCTTCGTCGGGCGAAAACCGAAGTTGCGAATGGCCGCGCACGTCGCGAGCAGCGGCTAGGCTGACTTTCCATCTATTCCAATCGTCGCCCATCGGCTTCCAAAGGCCAGAGTCAAGAAAATCCTTGAGTCCGCGCAGGATACGATAGCCAGCGGAAAAGCTAGACTGTCTTGAGTAGATTGACTCGTTTACCTCCAGACTGTCGAGCAAAATCCCGTATCCTTTCTTCTTTGCGGAAGTTATGCGATTAAAAATCATATCGAGAAAAATAAGTAATGATTTTTCAGCGGGTTGCAGTGGCAATAATTCAATTTCCGCAGAAATATTATTCCGCAACGTCATTCCCTGCTTGTTGCTGCGCTGCCAGCTCACCCGGTGATTGGCTTCGATTTTTCGCACGCCGACCGGATAGGCATTGCGCGACTCGATTTCGGAGTCGGTGATTGTGAACGTAATCCGCGAACGGTCGGAGGAAATGTTGAATGTTTGGTTACGCAAAAAGTTCGGCAAAATTGGAACGCGCAATTGCTCGCGGTAGCTGTCGATGTCGTATGTCTCTTTACTGCCGTCCGTGGTTTGTGAAATCTGCAAATAGCCCGCAATTGTTCGCGTGCAATAACCCCCGTCATTGTAAGAAAAATCGATTTCGGAATTGAATGCGACAATGCCGACTTGAAATGCCCCGTTGGCATGCGAAGCATTTGCCGATCCGCAGCCAATTGGAATAATCGTTGAAATCACATAGACAAACGAACAAGCCCGCGTTCCGCCAATGGGTTCCCAGTCGAATGATTCAGGATGCGGTCCATTTTGAATGTCCGCTCGGCCGATCCGGAAATTGTCGATATTGCCCAATCCCTTACCGGAAAATGCAAGACGCTTGCCAGATTGCATTAGTCTATGGCGAATGTCTTGTATCGATGCATCAAGATCTGTGTTCGGAACGCCCGCCTCGGGGTTTGACTGAAGCACTCCGCTAACCGTGAGCGTGACTTTTTGCCCGATCGCCACGCGATTCGCTTCATCCCGCACCGGAACAATTTTGGCCTTGATGTTGTTCGCGCCGGGAAACGAAATTCCGTTGTACGAAAATTCGCCGTCGCCAATGCCGATGGTGGTTAGTGCCATTGGTTATGCCCCCAACTTCGCAGGCTTAAAGATGTCGTGTCCTTTTCCGCCCATACCAATAAACAGGTTGTGAAGCTCGCCAAGGAACGGATCATTAAAGTTGTCTAGGTCTTGGTTTTTCTCAAAGAAGCCTTTAAGTGCCTTGCCGATACGCTCTAGCGATTCGTTCATTTCCTTTATGCCTTCCATGGCTGACGGGAGGTGCCCGGTCATGGCATTAGCAATCACGGAAAGCGAATCGACCATGAAATCAATTGAAGCCGCAATCAGTTCCATCGTATCATTGATAAATTCAATAAACGGTTCCAGCTTTTCAAAAATTTTCACCACCACCTTTAAGAGGCTCGTTCCAATATCGTAAAACGCATTTTCAAATCGGCTGATTTGATCGTACATGCGGGCCAATCCCGGTCCGACTTCTTCGGCGCGGCGCATCTCGGATTGCATATCGCGGATCTCGCCAATCGCCTGGGCAATTGAGAGTTCCGGGGAATATTGAGCAAGCGATTCGGCTTGCGATTTCACCGCCGATGAAAGCAATTTGAACGCGATGGTTGTGGCCACCGCAGCAGCAGCCAGCGCGGCAACTGTAATGCCGACCGGTCCCAACGCTGCCGCTAATCCGGCCATCACGCCCGTTGCCGCTGCACCACCGGCAGCCGCGCCGCCAGCACCTGCCGCTGCACCACCGGCAGCCGCGCCACCGGCCGCAGCAGCAGCCCCGCCAGCAACACTCGGTCCAACAGCCGCCACCGCGCCGGAGGCAGCAGCCGCACCGCCAACCGCAGCCGTTGCCGGAACGCGAAACCCTTTCACGGCATTCAGCGTGGCATCGAAAATTCGCGTGACCCGCGAAATCAATCCGGAAACTTGGTCGAGTCCAACTTCTTTGGCGAGCCCCAAAACAGATTTTAATTTATCGGGAGTTTCGCCCGGCTTTGACTTATTGGCTTCCGGGCCGCCGGGAGCTTTGGGCGCGTTTGATCCCGGCGTAGCTGGCCCAGGTTGCTGCGCGCCGCCACCCGGACTAGCGGGACTTCTCCCGCCGCCGGATTGCGTCTCGGCAATTTCAATTCGTAGCTGGGCGGACATGGAAAACTAAAAGCTAAGTTTCGGTCGCGTACTGACCAGAACCGTTCGGATAAGCCACCAACAGCAGTGGCACTTCTCGCACGTCGGGATAGTAAAGCAAATCGACCGGGAAACCTTCCTTCAGTGCGGTAAGTGGGAACGTCAGCGTGGCCGGAACGGCCGTCGTGCTGGCCGACGCTCGCGTGAAAATCATTTGCTTGGCCAACGGACTCGCACCGCTCGCGTCGAGCAATCCAACCGTGCCTAGCGTCCACTTGGTTCCGCCATTTGGCCACATGATCGTAGCGATTGCCGCTCCGTCGTATTCAAGAAGCACGCAACTAATTTCCAGATTCATCCCCTGGTAAACCGCATCTTGGCGGGCCTGCGCGGCTGCATCGCCCATGACGGGCTTTTTCAGAATCTGATGCTGCGTGCGAAAACCCTCTTTGGTCTGGCCCATCGCCAGCGTGTTCCAGGTTCCGGTGTATCGGCCAACTATCAAACCCATGGTCATTACCTCTAATTAAAATGGCCGGAGCCGAGTTGCTTGCCGCTGATTTCGATCCCCAATGCCTCTGCCGCCTTGAGGCAACCAGGGCAGTTCGCCGCCTGAATGTCGCCGGTGGCCGCTTCCAAGTTGGTTTCCGTCGCCAAGTAAGCCCGTGCTTGTTCGCAGCCCAGTTTGTACCGCAATCCGCCGCTCCCGCGGATCGGGCCCTTCTGGTCCGGCAAAAGCATGTGAACCAAAACCAACAAGCCCACCATCGGCGGTTCGTTCGCGCCGCATTTTGGGCAGGCGATTTCGCCATGCTCGACGGTGAATTCAAATCGCCCGCCAGAATCGTCTTCCCAGCATTGGGGATTGACGCAATAGGCGCGAACCGCTTGTTTTTGCGTGCGATCTTTCGGCGGTACGATTTTGATTGGCATTAGTTGGCCGTTCTGTAAACGACTCGATGGGCGTTGCCGAAACTGATCCGGCGGGACATTCCCGCGCGAGTTTCCTTGCCCGCTCCGAACACTTCGGCCGGCACGACGCGCGGCTTCGGGTCAATGTCCCGCAGCACAAGCGGATGAATGAATCCCAGCGTTCCGGGCTGTTCAGCCGCCAGCAATACGTTTGCCGTGTCGGTCACGTCGTAACGGTAATCGAGCGCGACGATAACGGCTTCGCAAATGCTCGACACGCTTTCCAAGAAAAACATGAACGCATCGCGCTCGCGATCGCGCGGCACGTTGGTAATCCGCATCACGACAAAAACATCGACCGCGTATTTGAAATCGTAAATTCCGCCGCTCGGGTTGTGGTACGATCCCGGCGAAAATCCGCCCGGCACGATTGCCACATACTTTTGAGCCGCTGTTGCCGGGCCTTGTTCATCGATTTCAATATTCACTTCGTACGCGCTGCCGGTCAGGGCCGCTTGCAACCGGGTCCGCACCGCGCGGAGCAATGCTGTTTCGCCGCCCGTCATGCGCTCACCCCGTAAGCGATCTTGGCGGCCGCCCACACGGCTTCTGCGGCGACTTCGCTCCAGCGGTCAAGCCAAACTTGCGGCACCGGGTCCGGCAAAAATGTTCGCGCCGGGATCCCGCGACTTTTATCGCCATAGTTGTGCGTGCCGGCATACGGCACGTTGGTTCCGACAATTACCCCGCCGCTGAATGTCTCCATGATTTGCTGTTCGCCGCCAGTGCTGGTCGGCTTCTGATAATTTGCACCGTTTAGCCGACCGGGGCTGAGTGAATTGAGCAAAACCGACGTGTCGCGGAGAATTTCGACCGTGCGGTTTCCGAACACTTCCAACTTGGTTTTGGCACCTTGCTTTTTCAGAATGGCCCAGGCGAACGCCGCGGCACGTCCCTTCGCCGCGGCTAAATCCATGCTCAGGGAAAGCCGGGCAAACCGCTTGGCATAAATCGCGTTCCACTGCTTGAGCTGATCCTTGCTCAGCAGTCCGGTATTTCCGCCAGGTGCATAGCGGTGTCCGCGCCCGAGTCCCGCGGCGCCCTTCAACTTGCTCTGCTCACCTTTACCGAATCGCCGCCCGTACGCGAGATATTTCCGGCTCAGCGGCGGCCACTTTACGCCGTCTTCGCCCGTTTGACCGCGTGATTTTTTGATGAAATCGGCTTTAATATCCGACAGTGCCGCGAAACCGATCGATAAGTAAACGCCTTCCGCCACATTGAAATTGTCGCTCGCGGCACCGGCCAAAATTCGCACGAGTTCCCGCGCAACGCTCTTGGCTTGCTCGACAGTACCCCGGTATTGGATGACGGCTCGGCTCACTCGTACGTCGGCGGGTCGGTTGCAAAATCTTGGGATAGAACACTAGGAGCATCGGTCGAAACGGACCGTCGCACGCGGATTCGCGAGTCTCGGTAACGTCGATCAACTTTCAAGTTGGAAAAGCTGGGTCGCAAATCGCCATCCATCGCAACGCCGGGGAGTTTCAGCGTGCCGTCCGCCACCTTGAGCAGCATCGCCATGATTCGATCAAACTCGGCCGCAATGCTCTCCGGAATCCCATTCCCGCGTCGCATGCAGAGAAAGTAAACCGCCATGACCGTCGCCCAGCGATTGATTAACGCGGACGTGGCTAGCGAAGCAGCCGCATAAAGCTGGAGCGCGTACATGTCGATTTCTTCGCTCGCCTGGCTGATGCAATCGTCGGTCACTCCCGTATCGGCGGTCCCGCTTTCGTCGTGATCGGCGAACGCCGTGACGCCGTACGATGCGAACAGCCGGCTCATATCGGCGGTCATGCAGTAGGCGGACATTGCTCACTCCGTAAAAAAGGCGGAGAAGGCTCAGCCCTCTCCGCCCCCAAGTAACCGCCAGCCACGGCGACACGATTTAGAACACCACGGTTCCGTAAGCGATTGAGTTTGGGATATGATTGACGGGAATTGCGTTGTCCAAAACAAACACATTGGTCACGGTCGGATTGGCGGACTCGTTCGACCACGCAGCGAAACCCGTCTTGACGTTCTTGGGTCCGCCGTCGCGCTCGGAAATCGGTTCCGATCCGAGATACATCGAGTAGAGGTCCGGGTTGCGCGGCGAGCACATAAACACGGCCGCAGTGTCGGGAACGTGTTTACTGAACGCTTCGGAGCCGGGCGCGCCGCCCTCCAGGCCGGAATCGGTGATATGGAACGTGACGCCGGGCGCGGCGACAATCGTGCCGACCTGTTCGGTCAACGGCGAACCGTCCGGGCCTTGACCGACTTCGCGCGCCCAAGTGGTGAAAGGCGAATTCGACGTTCCCGCGTAGCCCTGGATGTAATCGTTCTGAATAATATAGGACCAGACGATTGACGAAACGATGATGTCGGTTATCATACCGCCGTTAAGCTGCGCCGTGGCCGCTTGAATTTTCGCCAAGTGCAACGGGATGTTGGTCGAAGCAGTCAGCCAACTAGCATCGATGATATTCCCGGCCGCCAGCATGTTGAGTTGAGTTTTGTTTCCGGCCGGCATTTGAAAATTCACGCGAATCGCGCCGCCCGGATCGGTGTAGCTGGGATACCATGTGTCGCCGTCCGGCACGATGTAGAGCGAATCGCGGAGCATCCCGACCACCATCGCGGTTCGCCAGTTGCCGCCCGCTTGCGCCAGCGATTTGGTTTGCATCCGCACATAAGTCGTTCCGGCTTCGTCGCGCGTCCGCGGATCGTCAATCTTGGAAAAGTTGTGCAACTCTTCCGCCAACAGACCCACGGAATCATGCATCCGAGGATAAACGAACGGTACGCGGCCGATTGCGTTCCGCGAGCGGCGTCCGGCGGCGGTGCCAGGCCCGCGACCACTGGCGATTTTGCGAACGTGGTTGTAAACGTTGTACGAACCTTCGCGGCCGTGCCCCATCGACACTTCATTTCGACCGCCCGTTTGCATTCCCATCCACATAAGGAGCGTGTCGGTTGTGGCGGCAACTCGGCTGATAACCTTGGTTAAGGTAATCGGCCGAAGGATATCATGAATACTTGCCATTGTCGGCGCTCCAAAACGTGAATGAGAAAAAAGCTAAGTGAACGGCGAGCGAGCGAAAATTAGGTGGCGAGCGCGTACGCGAGCGCGCCGGTGGTGCCTGTGCCGAATGCGGGAAGTGGGGTTTCCAAAACCCATTTCAGCGCCGTGCCGACATAAAGCGACTTGACTCGCAGCCGCGCGCCGATCAATTGACCGCCCGTAGCAAACGCCACGCTATCCGCGCTCGCGTCGTTGCCGACAATCACATTGTCACCTTCGCTGGAGGCAACGCTCATATTTGTGGCGGCCGTATTAATGAAATCAAATTCCAATCCAGGCATGATCGTGGGCAGCGTGAAGACAGTCGCGGCCGTGGCTAAAAAAGTCGTGCCGTTGTCGTTGGCCGAAACGGTCGTATTTACGGCCACGCTGCGGAATCGTCCGCCTGAGCCGCCCTTGTAGCCGAACGGATCGTCATCGAAGAGGAAATCAGCGCCCTGCAACTGGCGACGTGCCTGATATTCGTGAAGGTGTCCGACAAACGCCGCCCCTTCGATCAGCAGCGATTTGGCTTTGATTGGCCCGCGAACTAGTGTGCGATACACACGGTCAACGGCCACGCCGTCCCAATCGGTGGCGCGAATTTCATTGACCAAAATGCCCGCAATATCTTGCGTGCCGTCGGCCAAGTCGGCATTCCACTCGGCCAACTTGCCGGTGGCCGTGATGTTACCGACGATCAGCCCCGGCCGAATGACCGTGGTGGGCGTGTTGCCGGCATCGCGAATCGTGCTGGAATAGACCGCGCTTTTGAACAGCGCAAGTCCCTTCGATTCGTCGCCGCCCCAAAGAACTTCGTTTTCGTAAGTGCTGGAAATGCCGCCCATGCCGGGCACGCCGAATCCACCGTAACTTGACATAGTTCACCACGCAAAAAATGGGCTTGGGAAAATTCTTTATCGGAAATGGGGAGACTAAAACCGCCGCCGGATTTACTTCTTTTTGTAAACCTCGTCGGCAATTTTTTCGGCTGATTCGGGCGTCTCGGCCGTCGCGTCGCCGGTCTTTGGCTCGGGAACGGTCAGGCCCATGCGGGTCCG